TAAGGATCCTTGGAAAATAAAGGTTAATTTATACGGCTAGAATCAATTATTTTTTACAATTTTTTCACGGCACAGCGGTCTGCGGTACGGCCACAAGGTGCAAGTTTTTCACAAATATTCACATATAATTTGAAATAGCCGTTAACTATATTATAATAAGCGATAAATGGCATAAAATAATATAGCTTAGGGGCCCCTACATGGATGGTAATAGACACGACGAGAGACGCTTAAAACTAGAACTAAGATTAGCTCAGTTAGAGAAGAATGAAGCTTGTAAAAATAACTTTTTATCATTCGTCAAAACTATATGGCCGTCTTTCATACAAGGGCGTCATCATGAAATCATCGCAGAGAAATTAGAACGAGTTGCGAATGGGGAACTAAAGAGACTTATTATCAACATGGCACCAAGACATACGAAGTCAGAGTTCGCATCCTTTTTGTTTCCAGCATGGATGATGGGCAGAAACCCAAATATGAAAATCATTCAGGCAACACACACAACAGAGCTTGCAGTAAATTTTGGACGTAAGGTGAAAAACCTTTTGGACACGGATGAGTTTCATGAAGTTTTCCCAGAGGTTAAACTTGCGGCAGACAGTAAAGCGTCAGGAAGATGGGATACAAATAAGGGCGGTATGTATTATGCCGTTGGTGTAGGATCAAACTTAGCTGGTCGTGGTGGTGATCTTGTTATCATTGATGATCCGCATTCAGAACAGACCGCGATGAGTAATAATGGTTTTGAAGATGCGTGGGATTGGTACACTGGGGGCCCCCGACAGAGACTACAACCAGGGGGCACAATCGTTTTGGTGCAGACCCGGTGGTCCGAAAAAGATTTAACCGGTCAGTTGATACGTTCTATGGCTAAAGACCCGTTGGCCGATCAGTGGGAAATCGTGGAACTTCCTGCAATATTCGAGAGCGGTGAGCCGTGTTGGCCCGAATACTGGAGCTTGAAAGACTTGACGGCTGTAAAAGCGTCAATACCTCCGAGCAAATGGAACGCCCAGTATCAGCAGCAGCCAACGGGCGAAGAGAATGCTATAATTAAACGCGAATGGTGGCAAAAATGGGAAAAAACAAGCGTTCCAAACCTACAATATGTCATTCAGAGCTACGATACAGCTTTCTCGAAGCGTGAAACAGCAGATTTTAGTGCGATTACGACATGGGGCGTGTTTTATCCAGAAGAAGAAGGTGGTCAACCGGGTTTAATTTTGCTTGACAGCAAGAAAGGACGGTGGGATTTTCCAGAATTGAAAGAAATAGCGTTGGAGCAGTATAATTATTGGGACCCCGAGACAGTAATCGTTGAGGCTAAGGCGTCAGGTATGCCCTTGACCCACGAATTACGGAACATGGGCATCCCAGTTGTTAATTTTACACCGAGTAAAGGTAACGATAAGGTGTCAAGGGTGCATTCTGTGTCTCCATTGTTTGAAGCGGGCATGGTTTGGGCCCCCGATGAAACTTTTGCAGACGAAATGATAGAAGAGGTTGCAGCTTTTCCAAATGGAGAGTATGATGACCTTGTAGATAGTATGACACAAGCCTTAATGAGGTACCGTCAAGGTAATTTTGTACAGTTACCGAGTGATGATTGGGGCGAAGAGGTTGATTCTGTCAAAGTAAGAGCGTATTATTAGACAATGGAAGCAAAAGACCAACGATTTAATTTAGAAATGCCCGAAGGTGGCATCGGATCACTACAGGATCAAACGGGTGTAGAGTTTGGAGACATTGAAACAGGGTTTCAAATGCTTAACAAGCTAGACTACAACCCTCTTATGCAAGCAGCTCTTCGAGACAACAGGACTATGTCTGATTATGCGATATTTTTGCCCACCTATGACTACAGTACAGCCGAAGGTAAAAAACTTTCAGAAGCCCAAGGCAAAATAATGAGAGGTGCAATGGGATCGTACTACCCGAGCGACAACATGATCGTTATGGAAAGCTTAGGAAGAAGCGGGGGACCATTTCCATACTTTTCTGAAGGCACTTTTGCACACGAGCTGTTACATAAAGGGGCAGAGGCTTTAAGAAGACAAGGCGTTAACTTACCTGAGTTGTACAACACATCAAAAAAGGATATTTTAAGACGAGGAAAAGGGGACAAAGAGGCAAGAGCAGAACATCGTTACATACAAGCCATAGTAAACAAAGCTTTTTTTGATGAGCGTCTAAGCAATGAATCACAATATGCTGCTCTAGATCTTGCACAAAAAAATAAACAAATCCAACGCTACCAAAAACAGGGTCTTGACGTAACAGATCTAATAAAAGAAAGAGATAAAGATAAATTAAATTATGCAGATTCACAAAAGGCCGCATTAATGGGAGAAGCAAGTAGGGTCATGGGGTTATACATGGAACCTGAAGACGCAATTAAATTTAACAAACAAGTAAATAAGTATTTGGAAATTTCGGGTGTTAAAAAAGAAGATTATGGCGGAGACTGGAATTCTCCAGAAAGACCTGAAGGCGTAGAGTTTAGAGGTTTAAATGATAGATATGCTCCTTTTAGTTTACTTAATGCCAAATCAATATTTAATTTAGCAAATACATATTTAATGAAAGATAAAGCCACGCAACTATTTAAAGAAAGGTTTGAATCAGCGAAGGGCAGCGTTGATCCAAATAAAGTATCCGAGTTGTTTCCTTCACAATTTGCTGACCCAAATAAACCTTACATGAGTACCAATTACGCACCAGGGGATACTTACCCAGAGGTTGTTGTAAAAAGATATGATGACGTTATGAAAATATTAGGCAAGGATGAGTAAAATGGCTAAATCAGTAGTAAAAAATGCAACCAAAGAAACCATAGAGGAGCTCATGGATAAATTTTATCCAGAGACTGATATATTTGATCGTTTGTTGGAAAGACCAACTCAGTCCGAAGTCTTTGATTTAAGAGAAGAACAGTATGAGGGCATGGCACCACCTCTTTATGACGTTGATGTCGATGATATTACTTATGAAGCTCCAACAGAACTGCCGATGGAATCAGAAGGCATTCGCTCTATTGGACTAGAAAGTGGAGGTAATGCTGGTATTGAAACTTTGAAACAAACAACTATACAGCTACAAGAGATGCCGCCTGACAGGAACATGACTGTCCTGCAAAGAATGATGAAACAAGCAGGGGCCCCGGCACAGGACCCACGGCTCTTGGCTCAAGTGTCACAAGTCTTAGGAAGAGATGACTAGCTATTTAGCAAAACAGATTGAACCTTTTATCAAATATATGGTATAGTTCTCGGAAGGAGACTTAAATGGCAGAAAAACCAAGCATGGTGGACAAAGTTCCAACTCAAATCGATGAACAAGAACTTAAAGCTGAAATGAATGTTGAAATACCTGAGGCAATGGACATTGAAGAAACACCAGAAAACGTAGAAATTGTGGAAGAAGAAGACGGCAGCGTAGTCGTTGATTTTGATCCAAAAGACGATAAAGACATGGACGGTGATTTTTATGCAAACTTAGCCGAAGATATGTCAGATGACGAGCTTGGGCGTTTGTCAGGTGAGTTGACATCAGAATTTGAAGAAAACAAAAGCAGTAGACAGGAGTGGGAAGATGCTTTCGCAAATGGTTTGGAATTACTTGGGTTTAGCTACGAAGAAAGATCTCAACCGTTTAGGGGAGCAAGCGGCGTCACGCACCCACTTTTGGCAGAAAGTGCGACGCAGTTTCAAGCCCAAGCCTTCAATGAGCTCTTACCACCAGGTGGACCTGTCAGAACTCTTGTTATGGGATCAAGCACTCCAGAAAAAGAAGACCAAGCCCAAAGAGTAAAAGAATTTATGAATTACTATGTAACGTCGGTCATGGAGGAATATACACCTGAATTTGATCAAATGTTATTTTATTTGCCACTTGCAGGATCAACATTTAAAAAAGTTTACTATGATGAGAACTTAGATAGAGCTGTTAGCAAGTTTATACCAGCTGAAGATTTAGTTGTGCCGTATAGCACATCTGATCTTGAGACCTGTCCAAATATCACTCATGTTGTTAAAATGAGCCTAAATGATCTTAGAAAGAGGCAACTATCGGGCTTTTACAGAGACATACCTGTCATACCCGCACAAGGCGATAGTTCTTCTGTCAAAGAGGAGCTGGAGCGTATAGATGGTATGTACCCATCTAATGTTGATTATGATTGTACTTTACTTGAGTGTCATGTGGATTTAGACCTTGAAGGGTTTGAAGAAGAGGACGAAGAGGGTGAAGCAACAGGAATTAGGATTCCTTATGTAGTTACAATTTCTCAAGATAATGGTCAGATTTTGTCTATACGCAGAAACTATAAAGAAGACGATGAGAAAAAGAAAAAAATACAATATTTTGTACACTATAAGTTTTTACCGGGGTTCGGGTTCTACGGTCTAGGGTTAATACATACCATAGGCGGACTATCAAGAACAGCGACAGCAGCACTAAGACAGTTGATTGATGCAGGTACGCTATCAAACTTACCAGCAGGATTTAAGGCCCGTGGCCTACGGATCAGAGACGATGACGAGCCATTACAACCCGGAGAGTTTAGAGACGTTGATGCACCGGGCGGGGACATTAAAGCCAGTCTTATGTCTTTACCGTTCAAGGGTCCAGACCAGACATTGATGGCACTCTTAGGCTTTGTAGTTGATGCTGGACGGCGATTCGCAACAATTACAGACATGAAAGTGGGCGATGGTAATCAACAGGCGGCGGTTGGTACTACGATTGCTATGTTGGAACAAGGCTCACGGGTCATGTCAGCCGTGCACAAAAGACTGCACTATGCCATGAAGTTAGAGTTTAAGCTACTCGCTAGTGTTATGTCTGAGTTTCTACCAGACAGTTATCCTTATACGATTGCGGGTGTGGATAGTTCAGTTAAGTCAGAGGACTTTGATGAGAGGGTAGATGTTCTACCTGTATCTAATCCTAACATCTTTTCACAGGCACAGAGAATAGCGTTAGCACAGACTAAAATGCAGATGGCTACATCAGCCCCTGATATGCACAATATGTACGAAGTCTTCAGAGATATGTACGAGGCGTTGGGGGTAAGAGACATAGATAGGATACTGAAAAGAACACCTGAGCCAGAGCCAGAGCCGAAAGACCCTGCTTCAGAAAACATAGATACACTAGATATGATGCCTTTAATTGCTTTTGAGGGACAGGATCATGAAGCTCATATTATGTCACATATGGTTTTTGGTTCTACGCCAATAGTAGCACAACAGCCTCAGATGGCAGTGGCTTTACAGAAGCATATTATGGATCATGTAAGAATAAGTGCTAGAGAGAAAGCTGCTGTTGCTATGCTTCAATCAAGTGGCGGTCAGGCGTTATCAGAAGAACAGATGCTAGATGTAGAGGCAAAGACAGCTCAGTTTGTAGCTGAGGGCATGACAGCCTTGAAACAATTAAGTGCACAACTTTCAGGTCAAGGTCCTGATCCATTAGTTCAACTGAAAGAAAAAGAACTTCAGGTCAGAGCACAAGCGGAACAGAACGACGCACAGATTGATAAAGCTAAACTTGGACTTGAGCAACAGAAGGTTCAGCAAAGAGACGAACAGTTTGACAAGAGACTTGATAGTCAAGAAAGACAGACGGCTGCTAGAATAAACGCAGCTGAAAGGCGTGAAATGATGAAACAACAAAAAGGAGGTCAGTGATGACAAAAGAAGAAAAAGAATTAAGAGAAGAGTTTTTTGATGGGCCTGCTTCAGACAGCATGAGCTTCGAGCAATTTCTCATTCAAAAAGGCCGTAGTGACCTAGTTAAGCCTATGAAGATGGCAGGCGGCGGTGAAGTTGAACTTGTCCGTGGTGATCCGAACTATTACAAAGATTTGATGGGATGACTAAGAGATTACAGAAGTCTTCTCAGTACGAAAAATACGATATTGATGGGGATGGTGTAGTTTCAGACGACGAATTTGCTCACATGGCTGAAATCAAAAGACTTGAGCATGATTTACGAAAACAAAGGGCACAACGAAGAATGGCAACTGCCAGCCTGGTTGCAATGGCTACTTTTACTGCTGCGATGTTTTTTGTTGATCTCGATAGAGTCAAAGCTTTGGCTGATATTAGTAATCTTTTCTATATTACTGGGGGTGGTATTGTCGCTGCCTACATGGGGGCCTCTGCTATTATGAACAGGAACGGAAAATGAAGCCAGCCTTTGTTTTGCTCTGTTATCTAGCGGGAAACCCAGCAGGACAATTACATTTAGCTAATGTAAACAATTGTAACTATTTTAAAGATAGATTAGCTAATCAAACTGTTAAGATAGGTGAAGAAACACAAAATTATGATTGTTATTGTAAATTAGTAAACGTAAATAAACAAATGAGGTTATGGTGATACAAGCATTAATAGGTCCAGCAACTAAGTTGCTTGGAAAATTTATAGAAGATAAAGATCAAAAAAATAAATTGGCACATGACCTGGCAACGATGGCAGAAAAACACGCCTTACAGCTTGCGAAAGGTCAAATAGCAGCTAACACAGAACAGGCGAAGCACCCTAGCTTATTTGTAGCCGGGGCACGCCCAGCCATAATGTGGATCTGTGCTCTCGGGCTCCTAACTCAATTTTTTATCATGCCGCTTGCAGAATGGGCAACAGCAATATGGATGCCTGATATAAGTTTGCCAAAACTAGCCACGGGTGAACTTATGACCTTGACCCTTTCGCTTCTAGGACTCGGAGGAATGAGATCTTTTGAGAAGTCAAAAGGTGTAGCAAGGGAGAACATGAAAAAATGACGAAACTTTGTGTTAGGTGTAAAGTAGCTTTGAATGAAACAGCTGTGAAAGACCTTTATAGGTGTCCTGTTTGTTTCACTGTGTCAGAAGATTTACCAAAAGATCAAACAATTGTTGAAGAACAAGAGTAAATCTGCTACTCTGTATAAGAACATATAAGACAAAATAGGAAGTTATAAGTTAATTATGTCAAAAAGTGAGATTTATCTTGCAGAAGCTGTTTTTCGTATTATAAATGAAAGAAAGAAACAAATTTCTGAGGCTTTGTTGTACGACAATATAAGTAATATGGAACAGTACAGACAATTAATGGGTGAACGAAAAGCCTTAGAATATGTTGACGATGAACTAAAAAGTTTACTGGACCGTCAGGAGAAAGACGATGAATGATACAGCATTAGATAAAATGTATGTAGAGCCTAAAGATAGGGTCCTCGACCCGAGTTTAGCTGATCAAAGCCTCATAGAGCGGATGCCAAGTCCAACAGGCTGGAGACTGCTTATTTTGCCTTACAGGGGCAAAGGAAAGACAGAAGGTGGTTTATACTTACCGGATAAGGTTGTAGAAGATAATCAAATATCAACTCAAGTTGGTTTTGTATTGAAAATGGGTTCTATGGCTTATAAAGACCCAGAAAAGTTCCCAAGCGGTCCTTGGTGTGCAGAAAAAGACTGGGTGATGTTTGCTAGGTATGCAGGATCAAGGTTTAAAATAGATGGTGGTGAAGTCAGAATACTAAATGACGATGAGATTTTAGCCAAAATACAAGAACCTGAAGATATTTTACATTTTTAAGAGGAAAATATGAACCAACCAAAAAAAGAAGAACAATTAGATTTAGAAATGGAAGAACAGCAAGAGGAGGCACAAGATGTTGAAATCCCTGTCGAAAACGAAACAGAAAATGCTGAAACTACAATTGTACAAGAAGCTGAACCAAATGAAGATCAGTTTGAAGAAGCTAAAAACAAAACTGAAAAGCGTATTAACAGGCTTACTAAAAAAATGCGGGATCACGAAAAAAACGCAGACGAAGCCCTTAAATTCGCTCAACAAAAAGAAAAAGAAAACCAAGAGCTAAAAGACCGTCTAAACAAAATGGACACCAGTTATTTAAGCGAATATACTGGTAGAGTAGATAGTCAGATGGCTCAAGCAGAGGCTACACTTAAAGCAGCTATGGAGCTTGGAGACACAGAGTCAGCTGTTGCAGCTCAAAAACAAATAAGTCAATTAGCCGTTCAAGCAGATAGAGCAAGTCAGGCTAAAGCAGCTCAAGAGAAAAAAATAGAGCAGGCTAAAGCACAGCCTCAGGTACAACCTCAGGCTCAACAGCCCGTTGCTCCACCGCCACCCGATCCAAAAGCTCAGGCATGGGCTCAAAGAAATGACTGGTTTGGTAATGATAGTGCGATGACTTATGCTGCTTTTGGTATACACAAAGAATTAGTAGAACAAGATGGTATTGACCCAAAGACCGATGAATACTATAATGAATTAGACAAACGTATGGGGGAAGAGTTTCCTCATAAGTTTGCTAATAAGACGCAAAGCAAGAAACCCGTTCAGAATGTTGCTTCAGCGTCAAGATCAAGTTCTGGACGTAGTAGTGGGAAGAAGTCTGTCAAGCTTACAGCAAGACAGGTTGCGTTAGCAAAAAAACTAAATGTACCTCTTGAAGAGTACGCAAAATATGTGAAGGAGTAATTGATTATGGCAACACAAGACGAAATGTTTGAGAAACCTATTTCGAGGTCTCCTAGAACATCTAATACAAGAGAAAAGACAGCTGCAAGAAAACCGTGGGCTCCACCATCTATGTTGGATGCACCTCCTGCACCTGAAGGCTTTAAACATCGTTGGATAAGAGCGGAAACCAGAGGTTTCGATGATACAAAGAATATCTCTGCAAAAATGCGAGAAGGTTGGGAACTCGTAAGAAAAGATGAATTTCCAGATTTTGAAGCACCCGTAGTGGAGTCAGGTAAGTATGAAGGTATATTTGGGGTCGGTGGATTAATTTTAGCTCGCATACCTCTTGAGACAGTAGCAGAGAGAACAGCTTATTTTAACGAAAGAAGCTCAGATCAAATGCAGGCTGTGGATCAAGATATGATGAGAGAAAATGCCCATTCTACTATGACAATTAGTAGACCAGACCGTCAATCTCGCGTAAGTTTCGGAGGGAAAAAATCTTAACTTTTAACTTAAACGGAGACTTAAATGGCTAATAATTTATCAGGTGGCTATGGTTTACGTCCAATAGGTTTAACAGGTAATGCCGCTAACACTACTGGAGCAACTCAGTACGAAATTGCGTCAAATAATACAAATGCTATCTATCAAGGAGGCATTGTTATTCCTACTGCGGCGGGGGTTATAGACATCACCGACCAAGCGGTCAGCCCGTTAGGTGTTTTTTATGGTGTTGAATATGTCGACTCAGGCACAAAAAAGACAACATTTAAAAACTTCTGGCCGGGATCAAATAATGTCAGTGTTGATACAAATTTTCCTATCAAGGCGTTTGTATACGACAATCCTATGCAACTTTTTACTGTGGTTGCAGACGGAACCAACACAAATAGAGCGACAGCTTTAGCAGATGTTTTTGCAAATGCGACTATGGCAAGTGTAAATAACGGTAGCACCAATACTGGTCAGTCTACTGATATGCTTGACATTTCAACAGCTGCAACAACAGGAACTTTAGATGTCAGAATCGTAGGGTTGTATGAAGACGAAGGTAATACAGATTACTCAGCAGTGGGTCATCAGTATATCGTGCGTCTTCTAGGACACTTTAACTCAGGCTTTGCAGCTGCTGTTAACACAGCAGACAATGCAGGTATATAAGGAGAATAGAGTATGGCTATATCAAGAGCACAATTAGCTAAAGAGCTAGAGCCTGGTCTTAATGCCTTATTTGGGCTTGAGTACGACAGGTATGAAAACGAACACGCAGAAATATTTGATGAAGAATCATCAGATAGAGCGTTTGAAGAAGAAGTGATGTTAGCAGGCTTTTCAACTGCACCGACTAAATCAGAAGGTGGAGCTGTGAGCTTTGACGATGCACAAGAAACATTTACTGCAAGATATACACATGAGACTATTGCTCTTGCTTTCTCAATAACTGAGGAAGCTATAGAGGATAATCTTTATGATAGACTCGCAAGTAGATACACCAAAGCATTAGCTAGATCTATGGCACAAACCAAACAGATCAAAGCGGCTGCTATTCTAAACAATGCGTTTAGTACAAGTAGTGCAGTTGGTGATGGTGCAGCATTAGCATCTGCTTCTCACCCAACCATCAACGGAAATCAAAGTAACATCTTATCAGTTGCTTCTGACTTAAATGAGACATCACTTGAGCAGGCATTGATTGATATTGCAGGTTTCAAAGATGAGAGGGGCTTAAAAATTGCTGTTAGAGGCACAAAACTAATAATTCCAAAAGAATTACAGTTTATTGCTGAAAGAATTATGAACAGTAATTTGAGAGTTGGAACTTCAGACAACGATGCAAACGCTATGAAAAATATGGGTATGTTACCAGAGGGAGCGGTTGTAAACCACTTCTTAACAGACACAGATGCGTTTTTTATCAAGACTGATGCACCAAACGGTTTTAAATATTTCAACCGTTCACCTATCAAAACAGCTATGGAAGGCGATTTTGATACAGGTAACATGAGATTTAAGGCCAGAGAGCGTTACAGCTTTGGTGTCTCTGACTGGAGATGTGTATTCGCAACTCCTGGGGCATAAGAATTGCTACATTTTTTAAAAGGGGTCTTTTCAGGCCCCTTTTTTTATGTATAATAGAAGTACCTTGACGAAGAATTAACTTCGACAATAGCCACGACAAGGAGACACATATGGCTAACTCAACTTTCTCAGGTCCATTGAGATCTGAAAGCACAATCAAAACTGTGAGTAAAAATGCTTCTACAGGAACAATCACAGAAGTAATCACAATGGGTGATGCACCAGTTGCATTAGGAGACGAGGATAAAACACTTGATAATGCGACACATAGCGGCAGAGTTTTGGCGGTTCCAGCACTTGCATCTAATAGAACAATAACATTACCAGCACCAGTTGCAGGAGCTACTTTTAAGTTTATCTATGCAGGAGCAGCAGAGGAAGCAGAAAATTTAATAATAGTCACTCCTGGAAACTCAAACTTTTT